ATCGCCAAATACAACAAGATTGTCCTGAATTATATTGCACAAAGATCCATAGTTGTAATTGTCAATAATTGGATTAATGATTCTGAAAGGAAATGAACATGTACTCAATGATCCAGACCACGAGAATATGTTATTGCACCCATCAATTGGCTCTGTTGGTGAAGTATTGAAATAAACAATTCTGTCATCAACACCGTATACTATATAAGAACCTTGATATGCACCATCAAGAATTTGCAATATCGCACTATGATCACCCCTTATTGCAAATCCAGCTAATGGTTGACTTGGACAATAAACAACGATGTCAGAGTTATAGGCAGTAGCTGTAGCCGATGTTACAACTTGTGTTTTTGTTGCAAGTTCATTTCTAAAGATGCATTGGCTATTTGGAAGGTCATTAAGATTGCTAAGTCTCATAGATCTATTGAAATAAGTCTGACCTTCTCCAGAAATGCAATATTGCAGTTGAGCAACCTTTACTAAGCATTCAATGGTTTCTTGTGGAGAAGCAATGAATTCTTGTAGTCCTCCATAGAAATTTACAGTATTCAACAAAGCATGAAATGGCATGTTTTCTGCCAAAACTTCATAAAACTCATTTATTCTATCATTTGACAATGCGTCTATTTGAACATCTATGTTATAACTACTGCTTATGCAGGATGAACAAGGATCAACAAATTCCCTTCCTATGTCGCAAGGAACCTTGGAATTTCTAATACTACCGTTGTACTCTTCCATATTGTAAATGTTTTCCGAATAAGGAAATTCAGTCCTTATCTGGCCAAAAATTAAGAAATCATGAAATGGATTTCTTGAAGGAACAATCAAATTAAATAAAACATCGTCTTGTTCAATTCCACGAACATTCCAATTCTTCAAAGGATATATTTGACTTCTTTCGTCACGCTTGTCTATTAACTCAAGAGTTCTAACATAATTTTCCAAATCTTGTTCAACAGGACTTGGAATTGTTGAATATTGATACAAAACTCTAATTGTATCTCCAGAAATCAATGTAATTGGATCAACTGAAAGAGTATCACCAACCCAAGTCATAGTTGTTATGCCATCTACTGTTGAGAATGACACATAACTAGATGTCAATATCGTATATGCGTCTGAATTATAAGGTCTTATCCACAAATAAAAATTATTTAGATCAATAGGTTCAATTAAAACTTTTTCTAATTCCCAAGCATAAATTATGCCTTCATATGTAAATGATTCTTGCCATGTATACCTTGAAACAACTTGCCACAATGGCTTATATGAAACAAGTTTCATTCCTGCATGACCAAACGATTCTTCTAACGCATTCCTTGTTCCTTTATTTTTGAAAAGAGGAATTGCTCTTGCTATTTGTCCACGCCATCTTGTCGGATCATTGCTTTTTAATTTCAAATTGAACAAATTTGACAAATAAGGCAATAGTGGTTCTGCTATGACATTTGGATCTTGAAGGTCAACAATCTGATTGGCTAAGTTTTCAAGAGTTGTAAATCCAAGAGCCACTGATTGATTGAACCTGTCAATTACAGATGGTGTTTCATCAACATCAGAAATGAGTGTTTTGAACATTTCTGGAGTATACTTTTCTAACAAAGTTTTGTATTTTTCAGGATTTGTAAAATGAGTTGGTATACTTGTTGTTACATGCGTGTTTCCAGATAAACTAAACTTAATGTGAGAAGAAATTGAATCTCCACCCACCAATGGTGTCCACTTCCAACAAATGAAATAGTCACCCTCTCTAACTCCCCTTGGCTCCCAAAGATACTCAAAAAGGCCAATTGTTGTCTGATTGTTGACAACTACAGGCTGAACAAAATTATTGCTGTTTTCCAGTGATGTGAACCACATGCCGTCCGTACCGGCAGTATAACTTGGATCGCTTAAATCAAAATCAATTGAAAAAGTATTCGATGTTAAATATGTTATTTCATATTCGCCGTCAACTGGAGGGGCGGAATTTGTTGCGTATATGTAAACTGTATCGCCTGTGTTTAAGCCGTGACTTGCTGATGTTATTACAACAGGATTTGTTGCACTTATTCCAGTTATTTCATGACCAGTAATCCAAGCTGGTTCAGTATTTTTACCAACAATTTTTATTGGATTGGCTTGATTAAAATAAAAAAAAGATGAAGCAACAGTTTGTTCGGCTAATGCTCTTGCCCTTTTCGCTGCTGCTATATTATCTGATGTTGGGTTTGCACAAGCTGTCGCCTCAAGCTCTTCTGCTAAAGCAATTTTCTTTGGATCATAGCTTTTTTCATTGTATGCGCTTGTGTTTCCACTAGAAAAATCTCTTTCAACAAAGTAAATGGTGATGCTGTCAAACTTGTACGGCATCGTCAAAAAGCAACCGTTATAATCAGGTGTCAAAAGACGAAACCTGACAGTGTCGGTTATTGTGGGATTTTTTTCAAGATCGACTATTGCCACCATCACTCCTTACTCAAATGTAAATGTGATCGTTGTCACATCTGGCCTTATGATCTCAAAGAATCTTGAGTTGACTATATTGCCGCTATTATTAGGATTGTCTGTTGTGAAAGATACATCAATACTTGTTATTTCTTTCAAATCTGACAGAGTCTTTGTAATATCGATTTCCTTCAATTGCTCACCAAATTCCCAATTGGATATTGCAAAAAATTGATCAAGTCTTCTCTGTATTTTTACCCTAAATTCTTCTTCAAACTTTCTATAAAGCCTGTCCATTACAATGTCTATATTTATGTCTACTGGTATAATGAATCCATTTCTTATACAAATAAAATCAGTAATCATTTTTACATCATTAAGATATCTTTCTAAAGCAACTTTCAAGTCTGGTCCTGCCTCTTGAAGACCATCTATGCCATTTCTGGCCAAAATATAAATATCAACAATGTTGCCAGAACATCCACTGTTTCTTAGTACAGCCGTGCTTTTTCCAATTTGACCCTGATATGGAGTTGAAAATTGATCAGTCAATGTCTTGTAATCCAAACCAGTAACAGCCCTGTTTTGAGACCTTACCCAAGCTGGAAGCTTAAGTCTGATATCGTCAATAGTGTCCCCATCATATCCAAATTCACCTCTAGTATAATTTCTCATAACAATTGGAATTCCATATGGAATTCCCGGCACATTGATGATTGCCTGCTTTTCAATAGTTCCACTTACAATGTTTCCTACAGTTCCGCCTCCCTGTCTGTAAATCACACGAATGTTACTTCCACTATTTGGAACCAAACCAGTTTGATTATTTCCAAAAATTACATAAGCCGTATATGTTGAATCATATTCAATCCTGTATTCTCTTCTTGGTTGTGAATCTGTGAAATAAGGCACTTGGTCCCATTTGATTCCGTCAACATAAACCCTGATCGAATCAAAAATAACAGGGTTTTGTCCCAAGGTTATTACTTGTCCAACAGCACCTGTTCCAGCAATCAAGATATTTCTTGTTTTGCCCTCAAGACCAACTATGCTTGCATTAACAAGATTGCCAGCCGGAATAATGATGTCCTCATCAAAAATAGGGTTGTTTTCTGAATCTGCTGGGAATAGCTCAACAGTTATTGCTGTTCCTCCAGCATTGATCTGAACATCAAATGGCGCTGGTATTGGAACATCGCTTAAAACAGGATTATTCAAGGTTGCAGTCCACAATGATCTGGCTGCTATTGGAGGTTGTGGCTGATAACCAACCAAATTAGCCAACCTGAAGGCATTCTCAAGCTCTGTTACCGTGTCAATGAAAATTTCATTAGCAATCTGATCCATCTTGAAAGACAATGTGTCAGCAAGAAAAGCCCAGTTTTCAATCAACATCATCGCCAAAGATGACTCAACAAAGTCAGAAAAATCCGTGCTGAATTTCTGCCTGATAAATTCAACAAGACGGGTCTTCATGCTCCAAAAATCTTGGTTTGTATAATTGAGGCTGAAAATACTAGGCGTTGTAATCAGTTGAGACTGAGTATATGGCGTAATATCAAATGGGCAATTATTGTTTGTCGCCATTTTTTCTCCTAACTTAGTGGAATTTCAAGTACAAGTTGTTCCACCTGTTTAATATTCTGTGGATCAACGAAAATTATTTTAACAGATATAATGCTATCTATAGAGCTTCTGTCATCATCATTATTCAAAGAATTTTCGTCAATTTGAGAAGAAACCTCAATATTTTGCACAACAATTCTAGGCTCCCACTTTTTTATAGCAGAAGATATAACTCTTTTCACTTCATTCCTCAAAACAACATCATTTTGCTCAAATAATAGTTTTTTAAGAGGAGTGCCAAAATCTGGAATCATTACCCTTTCACCCGGATTTGTCAAAAGAAGACAAAGCAAATCAGACTTGATCTGACTGCTTCCAGTCTGTGAATACCAATAACCCCTTGGTGTTTTTACTGTTGGGTAGGGAACACCGCCAAATGTAGCCATATTATATTATTTCCTCCCGCCAAATTATGACGGTTTTCCTAAAATACTTTTTATTTATCAATCTTACAAACTTGTACAACAAATTATTTATCCAGTAGTCGGTGGAGTTGTTGGAGGTTCTTTATAGAATGGTTTCAACTGAAACATACTCAAAACCGTAGCATCGGGAGATGCACTTGCAAAAACACGATCACTAGCTCTAATAGCACCATCCTTAAGAACACAAACAGGAGCCAAACATGGTCCAGAAGGGCCTCCCTCTGGGTCTGGACAGTCAGTACCAGCCAAAAGAATAATTTTATCTTTCGCCAAAAATAAATGAGATGTATCAGTAATATTCATGTAAGCATCTTTGGAATAAACCAAGTTATACTTTGTTACAAACTCAATTAAACTACTGTCTTCATTTGTTCCGACAATCGTATAATGGTTAATTGCGGTCATGTTAATGTAGTTGCCACCAACTCTCAGAAATACTAATCCGGGTGAGGGATCAGTTGCTTCCTGCATCCTGAAAATATGAGGTCCATTCACATTTTGCTTGTGAGGACAATATATCTGAATGTTTTGGTTTTCCGCAGTTTCCTGATTTGAATCATCATTAAAACTCATCTCAAGACCATAACCAGAACGAATCTTGACAAAGGCTTTCTTTGCTTTGGCTACAGGATTCCCACCTTCTACTCGACATGGTCCACATTGTTCATTGCCTTCATCAGACATTTGAATAATGTGATTACTAGTGCTTTGAAGAAGAATACCTCTTCTCTCTCCAGCAATATTGGGAGGACAACCCTTGCAATCTGGCTCGGATTGAGTGTGGTCATTCAGTTCAATTTTATTGCCAGTAGCTGTTTTTATCCTAATGTAATTATCTTGACCACGAATTGCACCTTTGTCACTACCAGACTCACCTTCAACATCACTTAATTCTATGCTATGTCCAGTTGCTGACTTCCAATAACTTCTTCCAACATACTTGTTGTTGCAACCAAAATCAAATTCTCTGTCCCATGTCGGTGAACCACTTGGTTCCTCAACTGAGTCATCCATTACGAAAGAATGACCAGATATTGATTGAATCTGAATTCCACTTTGCGGTAAATCAGCAGAATTATTCTGCGGAGTAGGCGGACCCTTGTAAGGACGACACTCCTGCCTTTGCTTAAAAAAAGGATTAGAACCTATTTGTTTTTTGTAATATGTTGATCTGGGAGAACCTGTGTTTGGGTGTCCTCCAATGATTTTTTTGTTGCTCTTTTTTCCTTCACAAGAATTTTCTTCAAGTTTTTTTCCAGACTCGGGACTCAAGTCTGTTGTATTTTGTGCTTGTTCAATTGTTCCTCCAGATGATATGTTGTCAATTTGATTCTGCGTGTAAGCATCTTCAACACAACTTGTTTCACCTTCTTTGACCACTCCTCCGCAATCAGGGTGAGCCCACTGACCGGCATAATGCAAATGATCGTCTTTTAACATAATCCAGTTTCCACAACTGGACATGATTTCAAATCTTTTCCACTTTCTATTACACTTAGGGTCTCCATCGACCATCTTAATCATATGCTTTTCTGGAGTTTTGAATCCGTATATGTTTGGATATGTCAAAAGCCTTTGTGCTTCTGGATTGGAATTAAAGTCAATTACTGATGTGAGATCAAAACCATTATAGTTTTCAGTATTCCAAGGAGGCAAAACTTGAGATCCATCGTCTGGTCCCACTAAATAACCATTTCTTGTTCCTTCCCATATTTTATAATATTCATTTATGTTGTAGCCCCAAGTATGTTGACCACTAGGACCACGATCTCGATGCCATGTTGTTCCAAGGTAATAAGGAGAACTACGACTACCATTTTCAAACATAATGACAACAGTTGATCCTGCTGGAGGAACCCATGTCAATCCGGTATCATCAAATCCTCCCATGGCGCTTACTGCATTAGCCCAAGGAAGTTGTTCAACTTTCATTTGAGGGTTCTGAAAAAGAGGCGAATAAAAACGAATTCTGTTCTGCTTCCATATATCCAAAGTGTCAACACACAAAGCCGTATAAAGACCATATTGCATTTGTGACTGGTCAATTACTTTGGAATTTGACAAAATTTCTGCACGAACAACTTGTCTCATATCATAATTAAGTCCTCCCATTTGATTGACAATTGTGTCAACTTTTTTCTTTAGAGATTGAAAATCTTTATGTGATACAAATGTCATTTTATTCCTTATAGTGTACTCTTAGCAGGAGCATCAACGAAGCTTTGTTCCAAACTACCACAACCGTTTCCGCCAAGACTGGCATCCCAATCTATATCAATGTTCGGTACATTCAATTGAAGTTGCAAAGTGGTTGTGTAGCTTCCGGCACTAATACTGTGATTTACTCTTTTAATCATATATTTTTTATTGCTTAACATTGTATTGCATACTGATGTTTGAAGCCATGTTGAATTAGCTTCATTGCCAAAATAATATGGGTTTATAAAAAGTATTGATACTGATTTTCCAAGGAAGTTATATACATTAGTATAGAAAGGATCGCCCATTATTTTCAAATCAGCAGACCATGCTGGAGTTCCTCCTGAAAGACCCGGTCCTGTCTTCTCTTCTGCGTCCATAGCTGCACCAATAGCTTTGTTTGCATTATCAGCTTGATCTTTAGGAGGAATGAAATTCCAAACATGAGATTCCATTGTTGGACTAGTTTGAGAACCTGTGTCCTGAATGTTGTTGATTGGTTCAAGAAGAGGTGCATTTCCGCCAGAAGCACCACCATTAGTACCACCCTTGCCGGGAACCATGGTTGGTGCCCATTGAACAGATGGACTGAATTCAATAACAGGACTGCAATTCCCTCCATTGACAATATAGGTGGCAACACTTGTAGTGCAACATCCAGAATTTTGTCCTCTAGGGTCCAATGGGTCTTCTTGGATTATAATTCCATTATTGGCAGCATCGTAAAGAATCATAAGTCCTCTACCATCAGCAGATGTTACTGTTGAAAGCCAAGATCTTACACAAGACAAAACACTCATCTGATCTTTTGGCCAAACTGATGGCGGACCCTTTTCTCCACCTTTTGATTTTTCAAATTCTAAATTATTGTCTGCACCCGCATCTTCAAATGAAGATGCACTTCTAAAAGAAACATTTGAAAACAAAGGCTGTTCTCCATCAACCAAAACATTCCTGATGGCAGTTTTTAAGTCCATAAGCTGATCATTGCTTCCTTCCGAACCTGTTTGGGCTGATCCAATGTCTTGAGGAGCCGTTATTTTTACTTTAATCTTGACATTGCCTCCTGCAAAACTTGTTTCAACAGATGTCATTACTCCAGTTAATACTGTTCCAATTGTAGTTCTACTTGTTTTCAATCTAGAATTGCCATCTTCATCGCTTATTATCCATCCAAAATCAATTGCTATAAATTCCGCTTCTTGTTTTTGAGTGACGAATGATTTGTTCAGGTTTCTGATGATTTCTTTATACATGGCTCCTCCATGATCCATGATTTCAATATCAATTTGATATCCGCTTGATCCTTCTTGTCCATATTCAAATGAATTAATTACCGCTAAGTTTCCTGTAGGCGCTGAGTTATTACCAACTGTTAAAACTACTTGTTCTTCTGGATTTGATGACCCAAATCTCATTTCTACATATGCAGCGTAAACCGCTCCTTCTATGGGTGCTTCTGGAGTGGCACAACCAAACATTTTAAGCAATCCATTTTCAACAACACAAGATTGAACAGGCATAATTATCCTAAAATGGCATCTGGCAAACGAATATTCAAACCAGCCTTAAAATTAAAAATATCTTTGATGTCATTGGCTTCCATGATTTTCCACCAATAATCTACAGTGCCATAAGCCGCCAAAGACACTAAGTCTGGCCTATATTCTCTGCCAGCAGTAATTACATAGTATCTATCCCTGTTGGTCTTTGGTATAACTGTTTTTTTATATGTCGCAAATGTCATTAACTTGTTTTCTGTATAATAAACAACAGGCGATTCATAGTACCTACTCGATATGGGAACAAATCTAGATGGTTGTATTTTTGTGTATTCTATGTAGTTTGCCATTTTTAATCCTGTAATATTTTATTTTCAATCATTTAATATTTTATTTGAATCGGGTAAATTTGATTGATCATAAATTATATCAAAATTCATATCAATATCAAACTTATAGGGTAAAAATGTATTTTCGTCCCAAGGAACAGAAGTATCAAATTTTATACTATAGCTTTTCATTATTGCATTAAGAGGTAGTTTTGACAATAGATCTCCACATTGCAATTTGCAAATTGGAGGAGGAGCATAAGGAGCGCCTCCCAATCCTCCTTGACTGCTTCTGCTATCAAATGGATATACTGCTGCCTGTATTGCACGAATGTATCCAAAAAATTTTTCTATATGATCTTTTTTTGTCACCATAAAGTGAGCAGTCCAGTTTATGGTTCTATTATCAGAATTGTTATATGTCTTAAATGGTGTACTTCTACCTATTGATGTTTCATCGGAATAACTTGCGCTTTTAGTATCTGATATATCTGGAAGACTTTGCATTACTATTGTTTCATCTATTCCATTTCCTATTATATCGATATAACATTTTTGTTCAAAAATAAACTCATTCAAATCTCCACTTGGCAATGTTGCATTCATTTAATTAACCTCAAATTACAGTCTTATTGGTAGCAAGGTATTCACTTGCTTTGCTGGTCCCTGTCCAACCCTTCCGGTCACAGCCCTAGGAAACATGGGACTCTTGGCAGGTGGTCTATTCAACGAAGTATCAGGAGTTTCACCAGCTACACTTCCACCACCTCCTCCCGATGCGGAAGAAGGTTTAAGTGCATCGACGACCTTCTGGAATAATGTAATAAGCGTGTCAAGTTTTGCGTTTTGATCAGAAGAATTTTTAGATATATCTTGCAATTCTTTCGATGTAACTTTATTTGTCGCTGGCTCTTCTCCAGCTTTCTTGGCAGCAACTTTGTTCTCAATTGCGGCATTTGTTGAGCCGGATGCTGCTGTAGATACTGCCGCTCCTGCTGGAGAATTTGCAACTGCTGCTCCAACAGGTGTGATTGCCGCTTGCGCCCCACTTTGTGCTATATTTGCCAAAGCCAACAACTTATCCATTGGCATTGTATTAATTTGGCTCATATCGACTCCCATATTGCCAATTGATGAGAATGTTGCTCCAAGTGAGTTCATGACCTCTTCAAGCTTATTTAATACTTGTCCAAGCAAAGCAAGCTTATCAACAACGATCTGAAGCTCAGATGCTTTCGGGAAAAGATTTGTGATCGGCTCTATGATTCCACTCTTTAAGCTCATCGCCATTCCCGTGAATGATTTCTGGAAGAAGTATTGATCCCATCTGCCAGTAAGTGATGAAAAAATATTTGTTGCTGATGCGAAGTTGTTGAATGTCTGATTCATTCTGCTCATAACAACTCCAGCAGTATAAACAACTTCTGACATCAAATTTAATTTATTTAACATTTCATCAAGCTCTTCTGAGTCTGGCATCATTCTGATTGGATTGATAACACCTTCAATTAAAAGATTGGAAATATAACCAAAAGTTCCTGTAAATACCGCCACGCTAAACATTGTTCCAAAACCAACAATATTGGTTCCAAGATCATTAATTGTTTTATTCAACTGTTGAATAAATGGAGGAATTTGAGTGATAAGCAAAAGCATGTTTTTCATTCTGCCATTTGCCTCCTTCATATCATCTTCTGAAGGGAATCCGTGCAATATGGGATTCGCAATTCCATCAACCAAAAATCTAATTACAGCCCCAAAGAATTCCTGATAAATTGGTGCCATTCTAGCAATCATAGGTATAGGAGCTTCTTTCAAACATTGGTTTGGATCAAGTGATCCACCAAACAATTTAACCAAATTTTTGATTACTCCAGAAACATTGTTTAACAGCATGTTCATTCCAAGCATGATTCTTCCCGCTGTTTGAATGGTCTTAGAGTCTGGCATTTCTTGTATTACTGGATTTACAATTCCGTCACGCAAGAAAGCTGTAACATTCCTGAAGAATATTGCAAATTTTTCTTTTCCTGCATCTATCTTCTCAGCAGGAGTATCCCTTAAATCTGTGTCTGCGCTTACAACCAATGGAAGAACATTGTTTGCAAAGTTTTTGATTACTAGTGGAATATTTGTCAACAAAGAATTCATAGCCAACAAAGTTCTTGATGCCTGTTGAATTTGTTTAAGATCGCCCATTTGTTGCAAAATAGGCATTACCACGCCGTCTCTCAAAAATATCGCAGTAGTATTGAAAAATTTAGCGAATTTATCCTTGCTGGCAATTATTTTGTCCATTGGAAAATCGGTGTCTATGCTTTCTTCTCCTCCTTCGCTCACCATGCCAACTGCCGATGCCATGTTCTTGATGAGTGGAGATATATTTCTTGCAATTGTGGCCATAGCCATGATTATTTTTTGAGCCTTGCCCATGTCTACATCACCAAGATTATTGAAAACAGGCATTATAATTCCAGTTTTCATGAATTCGGCAATTGATATGAACCAACCCTTAAATTTTTCTTTATTGTCTACAATTTTTTGCATCGGAGCAACTCCGAAGAATGTGGGAGCATCTGTTGCCAATGAAATTGCTTCTGCAAGATTTTTAATGAGAGGAACAAGTCTTATCGCAATTAGACTCATGGCCCTGATTATAACTGCCGCTTTATTCAATTGAGTCGTATCGGTAAATATGGCCACAACAGGATCAACAATCCCATCACGAACAAATACGGCAATTGAATCAAACCAATCTGTAAATTGTTTTTTGTTATTGACAATTTTTTCCATGGGAGAATCAAAAAACAAACTAACAGGGTCCATCAGAGCCATTACTTCAGCAAGAGATTTGATTGTTTTTCCTGTAGCGCAAGCAATTGTTGCAACTCCAATTAAAATTGTCTGAGCTTTTCTTAAGTCTTCTGTATTTGGCATAGCAAAGAGAATTGGCCAAACAATTCCCCAAGTAACCAAATCAGCTATTTCAAGGAAATATTCTGCAAATTGATTTTTATACTTAGAAATTTTACTTATTGGCGATTCTTGGAAGAAGCTTACTGGGTCCATTAATCCAACAACATCAGCTAAAGCCTTGATTGTCTTGGCTGCTTCATTCAACAAAACTGAAATAA